CAACAGCATTATTTATAAACAGAACGGACTTAGTTAAAAATTCTATTATTGATGGTAATATAGATACAGATAAGCTTTTGGGCTTTTTGAAGGTTTCGCAGCAAATAGATATTCAAAATCTTTTAGGAACGGAGCTATATAATAAAATAAGTGCGGACATTACGTCTGGTGCCGCTGGAGGTGCTGGTTTAACTGGTAATTATCTAACTTTAGTAAATGATTATGTGCAGCCGACATTAATATGGTTCGCTCAGATGAATTATATCCCTTTTGCAGCTTATTCTATTACTAACAAGGGAATCCTAAAAGGCTCAAGCGAAACAGCTCAAAACGTAGATAAAAACGAAGTTGATTATTTAGTAGGTAAAGCAAGGGAGTACGCTAATTATTATTCAACCAGGTTAGTAGATTATTTAATATTTAACGATAATTTATTTCCAGAGTACAATTCAAATAGTGATGAGGATATTAGTCCAGATACAGATACAACTTTTAAAGGCTGGGTTTTATGAAGTATAAAGTAAAAGAAACTAATCTCATTAAGCTAAAGAAATATATTAATGAGTCATTAAAGGAAGAATTAAATAAAAAAATTAAAAAAATTAAAATATGAGCTGGGGCAAAATATATAACACATCTTGGTGGGGATTACCAGAAGAAGACGGATGGGGTGGCATTTATTACAATGATGCAAACCCAAGCCCTACACCTTTCTTTGAGGTTTTAGCAGAAAATGGAGATTTTTTACTTACAGAACAAAACATAAATATAACTTTAGAATAAAATAAAAAAAATGGCAAATAAAAAATTTAGTGAATTTACTTTAAAAACTGACTCAGCAGATGTTGATTTTCTGGTTGGTTATGAGGGAACGGATAATGTCCGTATTGACCCAGCAAATTTAGCGCCAGCAGCTCCAGTAGATAGCGTAAACACACAAACTGGAGTAGTAAGTTTAGGACTTACAGATTTAGACGATGTAGGAGCAGACGGAACTAACGGTCAAGTGCTGACAACTAACGGGTCTGGATCTTTTACATTTGCTGACGCTGGTGGCGGTGGTGGAGCTGGATTAGTGTCTGGTACTGGCTCTGATTCAATGGCTTCTGATGCAAGTTTAACTCCTACTGGAAACGCTGCGATAGCTTCCGGTACTAGGTCAATAGCCTTAGGAGGTGATTCTCCTTTTACTGGCACAAATGCTCAATGTGAAGCAAATAGTACTGACAGTGTAGCTATTGGAACTTCTGCGTTTGCAAGTGGTACTGATTCTGTAGCAATAGGAAATTTAGCAAAAGCAAGAGCCTACGATGCCTCACTAGGTAGAGCGGCTGGTAGATACGCAACTTCTGGAGGTCAAAATATTAGAATTGGATTTAACGCTGGTCTTCAAAGTAGTACACAAAGCGTTTGCGTTGGCACTTTGGCTAGTGGAAATGGGACAGATTATAGTGTCGCAGTAGGTACGCAAGCTTTACAAATTACTAACGGAGATTATAACACTGGCTTAGGACATCAAGCTGGGTTTACCTTAACTTCTGGAGTAAATAATACTTTAATTGGCTCGCTTAGTGCGCCAAGCTCAAACACTGTCAGTAATGAGATAACATTAGGCGATTCAAGTGTTTCAACATTAAGATGTGCTGTAACAACAATTACTTCATTATCCGACGAGAGAGATAAGTCAGATATAAAAGATTTAGAATACGGTTTAGATTTTATTGATAACTTACAACCAAGAGAGTTTGTTTGGGACAATAGGGCAGAAACAAAACAACAACCAGTTTTTGATGAAAACGGAGAAATATCACTTGATGAAGACGGAGCTATTGTTACTGAAGATGTAGAATTTTATTCAGTAAATAAAGGTAAAAAAGACTTTGGTTTTATAGCTCAAGAAGTTAAAGAATTAGACAATGATACTTTACGATTAGTTTATAGTGAAAACCCAGAAAAACTAGAAATGAGCTATGGCAAACTAGTACCAATTTTAGTTAAAGCAATACAAGAGTTGAAGGCTGAGGTAGATTCACTAAAACAAGTGTAAATACATCTATAAAACAAAGAGTAAATTATGCAAGACCCTATATTAGCTTTAATACCTAGTGGCTACAAAGCTTCTAGACTTTACTCAATACTTCCTAGCAATGGAAGTGGGGATTTTACATTGGATAGAGACACCGTAAGCACAAGAGTTAGAAAAGATGGACTTATAGAAACCCTTTCGGTTGATGTTCCGCGTTTAGATTGGTTAAACAGTGATTGTCCTAACTTAATTTTAGAAACAGACAGAACTAACTTAACTACATATAACCAAGATTTAACAAACGCAGACTGGATTAAATCTAATAGCCCAACGGTTACAGCTAATCAAATTGTAAGCCCTACTGGAGAGTATAATGCAGATAAAATTGATTTTGGGACTGGCGTTTCATTAATTACAAATAATGCAACTGTCGTAAATAGCCAAAGTTATGCTTTATCAATTTATTTAAAAGGAGAAGAGGGCGGGGAACAAGTGCAAATTGATTTTAAAAACAGCTCAGACCAAGGGGTATCTGGAACTTTATTTACCCTTACTAATCAATGGGAAAGATATTCGGTTGTATTAACATCAAATCAAACATCTTTAGGGTTACAGTTAAGAACACTAAACCTTACAGAAACCCAAACTATATACGCTTGGGGCGCTCAACTAGAATTAGGAGGTTATGTATCAAGCTGTATTAAAACAGAAGCTACTTCGGTAACAAGATTAAAAGATTCTATTATTACATCCTCTACCAGTTTATTTAATTCTAAAGAAAGTACATTTTTTGTTGAAATGGCTTCTTTTTCAAATACTCAAGCAAATAATAACGGTATTGAATTGTCTGGTAATAGCGGTCAAGATAGAATTACTATACAATATGATACTACAAACAATCAAATAAGATGTGACGTTAGAGTGGCAACCTCAGCTCAAGCAATAATAACAACTCAAAGTTTTGATGTTACTAATTTTAATAAAATAGCTATAACATATAAGTTTAATGAAGTTAAGTTTTATATAAACGGTCAACTAATTGGGACAGACACAAGTGTTAATTTATTTGCTCCAGGTGCTTTAACTCAAGTTGTAAATACAATTGCGCAGATTTCATCGTCTGCATTTCATTTACAAGCTAAAATAAAAGATTTAAGAGTTTATAATGAGGCTTTAACCGAGGCTGAATCTATAAAACTTACAACAATATAAAAAAATATTTATGAAGATTGGTAAGTATAAATTTAAAAACCAAAAGACAGCAGAAGCTAAAATAAAGGGTTTAGGTGTAGCTACAGACGAAAACGGTAACGAGTACCCTACACACCCCCATACTATTGTAAAACTGGGGCGTATAACATTAGAAAAAGCTGAGTACGACGAACAAGGAAAAGAAATAAAACCAGCAGTTTTAAGCGACAAATATCATTTAGATGTATTATTTAAAGGTATTGATAATCATCCTTATGGTTGGAAGTCAAGTGCTGTAGGTAATATAGATAATAACGGAGTTCACTCTTTTTATGGAGTTGACTATTCAATACATAAATTCTAATGGTTAGAGGTTTAAGGTATTTGGCCGATAAAATAGAAATAGTCCAATTTTTCTGTATAGTCAAATGGAATAGGTTTTTAGAAAGTATTAAATTATGAATATACAAGATTTGAAAATAGGCATATTAAACGCTATTTCTTTAGGGATTAGCTTTACACAAGTAGAAAACAGTTTAAAGGTTATTTTATTGCTTTTGTCAATAGGATATACAGCACAAAAGATATACGAAACGCATAAAAAAAAGAATGACAAAAAACTTTAGCTTAAAAGAATTTGAGTCTAAGGATGGTAGTAAAATGCCTTCTGATGTTTATTTAAACATTGTAAAACTTGTAGGACAATTACAGTTCCTACGAGACTATACTGGTAGAGCTATAACAGTAAATAGCGGATATAGAAGCCCAGAGCATAATGCAAAAATAGGAGGCTCTTTATCTTCTCAACACTTACTAGGTAAGGCTGCAGACATAACAATAGAGGGCTTAAAACCAGCAGAAGTTTATAGGATAATTGATGAGCTTATAGATATGGGTTTAATGCTTCAAGGAGGCTTAGGAGACTACCCTACTTTTACCCATTATGATATTAGAAAAAATAAAGCTCGCTGGTAATGAAAAAAATACTTGAATTTTTAGGAGGAAATGTAATTAAAGAAATTGGCGGTATAATAGACAACCTATTCACTAATGATGAAGAGCGTATAAATGCTAAGAACAAGATAATTAAAGTATTAAAGGAAAAAGAACTAGAGCTGCAAAAAATGCAGACTGATATAATTATTGCAGAGGCTAAAGGAAATTGGCTACAACGCTCCTGGCGCCCTATACTTATGCTTTCTTTTGGGTTTATAGTTATTTATGTAAAGTTCCTAGCGCCTTTGTTTGACCTCACAATACCGCCTTTAGAAAATGAGTTTTGGGACTTACTACAAATTGGTATTGGTGGTTACGTTGTAGGGCGTTCTGCTGAAAAGATAGCTAAAAGCGTTACATTTAAAAAATAAATTTTTTTATTTAAAATAAAAGATATAACTTTGAGCCATTTATTATTAAAATGTGTTTATAGTTTTCTAAGAAATTATATATAAATATATTTCTAAAAATATAGATATAAAAAATTTAAATAAATAGTTAAGACATCTGAGTTCTATTTAAATGCCAAAAAAGAAAACATTAAAATATTGGAAGACTAAGATAGATAAGGTATTTCACGAATACATAAGGCGTAGGGATGCTGATAATAATACTGGTTATTGTAATTGCATAACTTGTAATAAGCCTATACACTTCACAGAAAGCGATGCTGGACACTTTATATCAAGAGGCAAGCTATCAA